ATGATGATCGGCATCAGTCTTCCGTGCCGTCGAGGTCACCGGCCCCGAATTGAGGCTGGATGCCGGACGAGATGGCCAGCGAGGCACTCAGCGCGCCCTTGTACAGTATCTTGCCCGCACCTGACGCTGCCGTGCCAATCGCAAAGTGCGTGGCGGTGACACTCGACCCCGTACACTGCGGGAACTGGATCAAGGCAGCGTTTGTCACCGCGTTGCCCGTCACCGTCCAGCCCGACCCAGAGCGAGCGACCGCCACACGCGCATAGCTGGTATAAGCCACCTCGTTAGTCGTCTGGTTGCCCGCTTCTCCGGGGTCGGACGAATGCAGCGAAACATGCAGGTTCGTCAGCGGCGACGAGGCTGCGTTGTCTGCAATGTTGGCGATGCCGGTGCCGTTGAAGATCAGCAGCAGCAGGTCGTTCTCGAATGTATTGCCCTTACTCATTGGATACCTACCGGCCTTCCCTGTTCATTGAACTTGATCGTTTTCGGACGCGTCAGGCTTTCAGACAACGTGCGCTGCGCATCGGCTATGGCTGCGAGCCCTTCAGCGACCATTGACAGGGCCGCTTCCTGCGCCTGTTCGCGCCTTGCGGACTGCTCCATCGTCTGACGTTCTTTTTCCTCGCTCTTAAGGCTGCGCTCGGTTTCGCGGTACTCGTCCTGTTTGGTTTTCTCGCTTGTCTCATATCGCAATGCCTCGGCCTGTTCAACGGTCGCCACGATTTCGAGCTGGCGCATGGCCACGTCGATCTCTTTGAGCTTCAGGTCGAGCGTTTTCAGCATGGCGTCGGTCTGGGCCTTTTGCTGCGCTTCCGCCGCTTTCAGGCGCGCCTCTTCCTGCTTCATGGCGCGGTCTTCCATTTGCATCTGGCGAGAGGCCTGCATTTCCATTTGCTTTGCGGCCATCGCTTCCTGGCGCTCTTTGGCGCGTTCGGCGGCTTCCTGCTGCTTGATCTGCATGTCCATTTTCATCGCTTCAAGCTTTGGATCTGGCGGCGGGGGTTGCGGAGGCTGGGCGGCTTTCGTTGCCAATTCCTCGATGAAATCGTCAATTGTCTGTTCCATTGCCCGGCCAGCACGATAAGCCCCCGTCACAAACCGAAGCATCTCAGCGACTAGCTTAGCGGCTTCCGGCGCAGCCTGCACGATAGGGCCAGAGCTAACCATGAGATTACCGACGGCCTGCGCAAACTCGTTCCGCCTCTGTTTCTCGGCGTCCTCGTTAGGCTGGATTGTGCTGTCCGAGGCTGTCTGGAGGATAAATGGCCTCATGCGCTCGTTACGTAACAGCGCAAGCACCTCCTCAGCCGCAATCGCATCCTTTGGCAGGGGAGGAAGCTGCGGCATCTGCGGCATTGGCTGGGGAGGCTGGCCGGATTGTTGGGCCAGTTGCATCTGTTGCGCCATTTGAGCCTGTTGGGCTTTCAACGCTTGATGCTGCTGGATCAGAGCGCCAGGGACCAGCTTATCCATCTGGCACATCTGCATGATCGTTTGCGGCTGGAAGTTTTCCGCAATGATCTCGCCCGCAATCTTCATCGCGTCATCAGCGACCCGGACCATTTCTTCCTGACGCGAGCGCACGCGAACAGACCCGAACTGCGCCTTGATGTTTTGCGCGGTTGCTGTCTCGGATGCCTTCGTCTCACCCCGCATAATGTCCGAGATGCCCGAAATCTGGTAAATGTCCTCGATCAGTTGCTTGCGAAGCGCAACGAGGGCCGAAACCGTGTTTGCAATCTCCATCAGGGGCATAAACAGAATAGCATTCTGCATCCCTTGACCAAGCGCCGCAACAGTTGGCACCGGGATCATGACAGCGTTGTCGTCCTGAGACTGGAATGCCTTTTCCAAGGCTGTCCCAATGTCCTCGCCGCCAGCCGAGTAAAAACCCTTCATCCGCAGCGCATCGGACAAGGCCGAAATCCGCCCGGTGAGCGTGTTAACCTCTTCCAACTGGTCCCTGTAAAACAGGTAATCGGGAACAGGGATCAGGCTTTCAGGCTCGCAAACGCTGTAAGCTGGCTTCGGGCATGGGTAAAACCCGTCCAAGTCAAGCCAAGGGTCACGCCGGTCAAGCAGTTCCTTGCTGCCCTTGTGAACCCAGACGACCGTCTCCTGGCCTTTGTGCCAGAGTTCCCAGACTTCGGCCTTCTTCTCAACCTTGTATTCTTCAGCCGTGTCGTTTTCGGCCTCGACGTATTGGATTTCCCGCCAGCTATCCCCAAACCGGCGCATTCCCTGTTCACGTGTCAGCCATGACCGGCGAGCAACCCAGCCCACCTCAGACCATGTTCTGACAGGCTCATGCAAAAAGTCTGCCCGGTTGACATGGTCATAACAGACGTATTCGAAGAAGTCCTCAGCGCCCTCGCCGTAGCCTTCTTCGGCTTCGTCGTCGTCGGCGCCTTGGTCGTTTTGTTTGCTGTTAGGGACCATCTCAGCCATGCCGCCTTCGGTCTTGTAACGCAACCACATGACACCCCGGCCGAACAGGGTCACATCATCCCGGATGTGCAGCATCGTGTCATGGATGCGCTCTGCGTCGAAGCTGACCATCAGGCAGCGTTCAATCACTTCTGACGCAGTGCGGTTCACTGGCTTGCGGTCTGAGAACCGTGTCTTGCACACTGGCACAGGCGGGCGGGCGTAAATCGTGGGTTTGAGCACCTCAATGTTAGCATAGAGAAGCTGCATCTCCTTAGAGCCGCTCTCATTGCTCAGGCGCTTCAGGCTGGCATAGTTCTCCTTGGCCCGGTCGCAGCGTGCATGCCAGCTTTCAAACGCTTTGCCGGCGTCCTGGATAAGGTCCAGCCAAGGGCGAGATGACGTGCTGTCCGGTTCTGGTGCTTCGGTCTCGGGTTCCATGTCACACCTTCATCGCTGAACGCTTACGAGGCTTCGGCGGGCCGTCAAGCAATACCGTGCCGCTTTGTTGACGGGCTTTAGGCTGTTCGGTCTCACGCGGCGCACTGCGCCATGCGATGGACAGATACCTGAAGGCGTCTGCGGGATGCGAGGCCCAATCGTGGACTTCGTTGGCACGGAATGTCTTCTTGTCGTCATCCCACTCGCGCCTGTATTGCTCTAGGGCAGAAATCCCGAATTCCTCGCAGCGCGGGTCAAACACACACCGCGCCAGTGTCTTGCGTGCCGCGTTGATCCCGTCCAGCTTTGACAGGCTTGGCACCAGCTCAGGGTGTAGGCCGAAATTTATCATTTGGTCAATTGTTGTCTTCGCGCCGGGAAGTCCGAAGATCCGATGCGCTGCGTCATGCGGGACGTAATCAATCCCATCTATCCAGCCATAGGTTTCCCGCCTTTGCCCGATCTGCTCGGCGTAATGATCTACACCGGCCCCAGCGGACGAATAACAATCAAGGATAAGCACCTGCAAACCGACGACCTGAAACCACCAGATGGACGTATCGTCCTTAACGCCAATGTCCCACGCCCGATGCACTGGCTTGCCCGGTAAAGGCTCAATCGGGGTGATCCGGCCCTCATTGCGAACGTCCAGCATTTCTCTGGCGTAGAACGCGCCAAGAATGGCAGCGTTGAACGAGCACAGATACTCCTGCTCAAACTGTGCGCGGCCCAGATCAGAGCCATACAGCGCCACGTATTCCGCAAGGCTTTCCTGCAACTGGTCAGGGCTTAGAGCGCCCGTGTTGTGAACCGTCGAGATTTCCGCAAACCATTTCGGGTTCGTGACCGCCATGTCAAACATCGACTTGGCGTGGTTCCTGCCCCTTGGCGTGGTGATAAACGCAGCCCAGCCGTCGTTTTCTTCCAGCATCGGGCGCAGATAGGCCCAGGCGCTTGGGTTAGCCAGGGCAAACTCTGAGAACACCACACCTGCCACACCTGCACCTACAAGGCTGTTATACCGATCTGAACCAATGACCTGCCATGTCGAGCCGACCTTCAGCTTTATCAGCATTTCGCTTTCGTTAGTGCTTTCCCGCAGTTCCATCGGGAACGCCTCGTCGATACGGCGCTTTCCGGTGTGCGGGTTGATTGCGGTCCAGATGCCTTTGCGGGCCTGTGCGTATTCAGGGAAAGCGTGCCAATAGTTTGCCGGCCGTTCGTGTGCCTTGATGCAGGCGCCGTGCAGGCAGACGTCGTCTTTGCCCCAGCGGCGGTGTGCTATCTCGATGAGGCGGCGCACATCGTGTTTCTGCCATGCGTCCCAAAAAGGTAATTGGTAGGGCCTTGGACGCCAGCCGTTGTGCGGAAGCTGGATGATCACTTGTTGACTTGAACGACGATCTTGCCGTCCTCGCCAACGCCTGCGATCTGAAGCGGAAGCAGCCTGCCCATCAATGCGGCAAAGGCCTTCTTCTCATTTCTGGCAAGGTCTTCGCAGTATCCTGTCAGGCCGTCTTTGCCATCGCCATCTGACCCAACGGCTTCAGCGGCGATAATCAGGGCTTCCTTGAGCAGCTTTGTGGTCTTGTTTTCCAAGCCTTTCGGGCGGCCTGGTCCCGGAGTGCCATCGCCAACCCGTTTTGGTTTTTGCTCCGTTTTTTTATCGTCCACATCGTCCTCCTGCCGGTCTGAGCGGTCAGTCTGGTCTGTTATTGGTCCTGTTGTATTTCTGCAACACTTTCAGCGGCGCCGTTCATCAGCACTGCGTCTGGAACTTCATCGCCTGAGAGAGCGTATTTGCCAGTATGTTCTGCGTGATGGGTTTCCCATGCGTCGGCGGAAACGGCTGAGGTTTCGTCGGGTTTGCCCATCCAGTCGGTAATCTCCACGATGGGTTCATCTGCCGTATCCAGCCTGCGTGGGATGATGGCTTCAGACACGCCCCAGCTATCCACGATCAGCTTGTGTGCGTCGAGCTTGGCTTGGATGCGGTCGCCAATTGCGGCGTCAAGGTCGAGCAGGCGATTGCGGATTGCTTCGGCTTCGGACACGTCAGCATCGTGCTCAGGGCTTTCAAGGGCCTGAATGGCTTGGGCGAGCATCTGGTTAGCGGCTTTCAGGTCAGTCACTTCTTGTCTCCGTTGAGATAGGCTTCTAGCTTCTTTGCCGCCGCGATCACGTCTTCGGGCTTTTTATAGTCCAGATTGAGGGACGCGGCAATTGACAGCGCGTGATAACGCTGGCTGTAGGCGTCAGGGATGATCGGGCGGACGTTGGTCATGGGCGGTTAGTCCTGTGATTTGCGGGCTGGGTCAACCACACCCATGGGGAGCGCAGTCCGGTCATAGGCTATGGCTTTCGGGGGTTGAACTTCCTGCGCGGCCCAGAATTTCCACCAGGCTTTTTTGGCTGGCTTGGGCTTCTTCTGCTTTTTGCTCACAGGCTTGATCTCCATTGTGCATCGGCTTGCGGGATAACGCGCCTTGTGGCGTGCTTGCGGTCGTGGCCGCAGAACCGGCACACATGCCATTCCTCGGTATGCCGGTTGCCGTGGCGGTCGATGTCCACACGAATTTCGATGCGGTTGACGTGTGCGCCTCGCCGGCAGGTTTCTAACCTCATGGCACGCCCTCTGCACGGAAATCACCCCACAAGCTGGTGAAGTCCGGCTTGGCCTCAGTCGGCTTGCAGAACGCAGGATCGTCCCACAAAATGCGGTTATTCGGGAACGCCCCGATGCTGCCGTCCTGCATCAGGAAAAGGTGCAGGTGCTTGTGCTGTGTCGTATCCTCAGCCAGCGAGCTTTCGGCGAAATCCAGCGTGCACCAGTAGGTCGCTGGCCGTCTGTCTGGCAGGATCAGGGCGCGCATGTTGCGATGGAATTCAAGCTCATGGACGCCGAAGCTGGACGAGAAAGTATCCCATGGCTGGATGTAGGTCATATCCACAGGACCGGGCTGGCGGGGTTCGTCCGGCACACGATGGCAGAATGCTTCGATAGGGGCCAGGAACCCGGCTCCGGCGTGATCTTCCATCAGCATGATCTGAAGCCACAGGCTCTCGCCTTCGATCACACGCAGGCCGTGGATTGCACCGAAGAAATACTCGCCGTGCCCCTCGCCCAAGTTTTGGGTATATTCCCGGCGGATGTAGCCGTAACGCCACGGGCGAAGGCTTCCAATGATGTAATGCGCTGCCGGGTTCATGGGCGCCCCGCTAGGCCGCAGAAGCCTTCTGGCGCTTCGCTGTCAGGGTTGATCCAACGCCAAGCCATGCAGGCAGAGGCGATGCAATCGGCAGAGCGGTGGCGCCCGCCATCAAGCGTGCGGTTTGCCGCAGCCCCAACGGACGCGGCTAGGCCTCGCACATGCGGACACCACTTCGTCTTCGCTTCATCCTCGGTCATTTTGTAGCTCCTTTGTGAGACCAGACAGGCCCAGCCAGCGTAATATGGGCGGGGACATAATCCCGGATAATCGTGCCGCGCGACGCCGGACGGGGCGATGGAGAGGCTTTCCGGGGCTTGCTTTTGGAAACACGTCCCGGCCCGCGCACAGGCAGGCCCAAACGATGCGCCATGCCAGCTATCCCTGCCGCATTGCGGGGCGGGATACGGGTGGCAATCTCAGCGCAGGACAGGCCAGACGCCCAGCCCTCACGTAGCAGGGCTATTTCAGCCTCGGTCCAGAGTTGATTGATCCGTGTCATGCAGCAGCCTCCAGCACGCCTTCCAAAGCATGAACTGCGCCGCGTATTTCGGCAACGCTGGGTTTGGCTCGCAGGTCCAGGTTTCGGACGGCATAACGGCGCAGGCCGTATAGGACCGTAGTGTGATCCCGCTTGCCAACGATTTTCCCCACTTGCGGGAGAGAGCGGTAAACAGGCTCGCCAGCTATCCAGCGGAACGGATCGCACAGAAGGCGGACGTAGAGCTCTTGTCTGGCTGGCATGCAGTAAGCGTCCTTCCGGGGACCAAGCAAGTCGGCGCGGGTGATGTTGTATTCCTGCATGATCGCCTGGATGTGCGCCTCGGCAGGGGGTCCGTGTTTTGTCAGCCCTTCGGTGGTTTGGATGCTCATAGCTCGCCCACCTTTGCGTGACCGACGATGTCCTCCCAGATGTCGTAGTAATCTTCCGAACTGCCGCCATCGTTGTGAGCCAGAAACTCAACGAGGCTGTCCACGTCTTCGCTTTTGACGTTCAGCACGTCCAGCTTTGCCGTTCCCAGCAAAAGCAGAAACCATGCCCGGTTTACGTTCCATTCCACGTTTTCTTCCATTTCCGTAAGCACGTATTCCAGCAAACCTATGTTTGTATTTTTTAGCCCTTCGGTCATTTCAGTCTCCTATCGTTTTGCGTAAATGTGGCGGCGAGCCTGTTCTATCAGGCGCGGGCGAATGCCCATCTCCCGGTTCATAGCGGTTTCCAGTTCGGCCCAGACCGGGAACCATTTGCTTTTGCTGGGCCATTCAGCCAGCACCTTGCGGACAACATCGCCGGGGAAGTCCGCAAGTTTTTGCGTGTAAACCCGCAAGCGAAGCTCTGAGGTCATGTCGTCATCGCGGGGCGCGGCTGTCAGCGCGGCGCAGACCGTCAGCCATTCGGTCAGCTTGGCGACCGGAGCAGGTGCTTGCAGGGCGTCAATGATCCGCGCTGCCTTGTCAGCTTCCAGCAATTCGGAGGGCGTCACCGTCAAGGTCATAACCGGCTCCCATGTCGCGCCCTCGTTCGGGAACCTGCTCCCCGAAACCTCGTGCTTCACTGATAGCCCGCAGTCCTGCAGCGACCATACCGCCGCCGCGAGATTGTCCGCCGGGCTTCGCTCTAGCAGCCTGTCCGGCTGCACGCTCACCGCGCCACTTGACCGTGTTTCCAAGCCAGGTTCTAAACCCGGCATCCCAGTCTTTGAACCGCTTTCCATTGGCGGCAGCGTGATTGCGGAACTGATCGGCTTCATGGTTGATTTCCTCTCGGCTTAGGCCGTGCTGGCTGGCATAGGCCAGATTGGTGATGTTGGGGGTCCAGTTGGGGGGAAGCTGCGTTGCCCTAGCCGCACCTCTGACCCGCCCTGTTGATTTGCTTTCAGTGGGGTCTGGTGGCTGTGGTGCTACAATAGCTTTAGCTATTGTCTTTCTTACTTCTAGTTCTGGTTCTGGTTGGCATTCCCGTGGCATTGCCATGGCATCTGCATCGGGTTTGTTTTCATTGGCTTTTGCGTCTGATCTTGACCAGCGCGCGTTTGCGATTTTCGTTTGTTTTTCAGAATTTTCCTGCGCTTTTTTGGTCTCTTTCAGCGCGCGGGGCTGGTAAATGCGGCCATCCTCAATGGTGATTTTACCGACCGAAACGAGTGCTTCCATGAGCCGGATTGTCTTTGCGCGGGTGCAACCAAGGCGCCTGGCCAGACGGTCAACGTCATAAGCCGGAGCCTCGCCAGCGGTTGCGGTCAAGGCAACAATAGTGATGAGAACGCCGCGCTCTTCCAGCGTCAGGCCTTGAGTGCCTGACAGCCAATCGTCACCAAAGAAACGGATGTAAGGTGTTCCGGACATGATACGCCCCGAACAGCTTAAGACGACTTGCGCGGGATGGTGAACGGCACCCCGTCCCTCAAAACTGAAACTGTGCCGTCAAGCAATTCGTCGCTTGAACAGCAAATGACTTTCAAGAGCTTGAACTCTTTTCCAGTCTTCGCCGTCAGATAATCGCGCTCTGCCTTAGCGCCTTCAATAGTCCGGTGCGGGACGTAGTGCTTGTCCGTCAGAATGAAGGTGACGAGCTGTCCTTGCGGCGCCTTATCCTTCTCGCCGCGAACAGGCAATGCTTGTGCAACCTCGGCTTTTACGGGGTTGCTGTCGGACGGATTACGGGTTATTTCTTTGGTCATGATCAAGGCCCTCCCGAGGCCTGTTGAGGCGAGTCCGTTGGAAGCGGCTCGCTTCATTCATTTGTGCCGCTAATCTGTTAGTTTGTCCATACCGGTCAGGTGAGAATATATCGCCCTGTAAGCCTCTTTCGGATTACTCGGCGCCTTGATGTTTGACGCCTTGCTGGCCAGCACGATCTCAAGCAGGCGGATTACCCATTGAGAGCGGGTCATGCTGCCCTCCTCATTTCATACAGCGCATCCTCAACGGCGATCCAGTTAGCTTTGCGCCAGAGGCTTATCGCTGCATCGCTGACGCCCTCGATGCGCGCAACGGACCTGAGCGTCCGCAGGC